AATGTCGGCACAATTAAAATACATCGACAGAATTATGGTGTTTACGCACCTTATTTACCATAAATAAATTTGCAACAATGTTGCAAAAATCATAACTTTGAATCACTTTAAAAATCCAATATCATGGCAGAACGGAAATTAACCGGTAAAGACAATTTGTTCTTTATTGATTTCGCCGGGGGAGCAAATTATTCTACAATCATTTGCCTTACCAATCAATCGTATTCACGTACCACTGACGAGATCGACGCAGCAACCAAATGCGGCCCGGATACTCAGCCAGGTAAACAAAAGCAAACCATTACCATAGACGGACAGGTGATGTTAAGTCCTGCGGCTGGCAAAGCCAGCATGTCGGCTATGCATGATGCATGGGCCGATGTAACTCAGTTTACATGGAAGTATGGCCCGGCAACCGGTACAGATGGCGATATCATCTATTCAGGTACTGGATTTTTCTCCAAACTGGATGAAAGCGCTGATATTGATAACCCGGCCACATTCTCAGCTACTATCGGCATCCTTGGTGATGTAACTAAACTGGAAGTTGAAACACCGGCAGCACCTACATCAGGCGTTGTTGACGATACGGCCAACACGTTTGCATTCACGGAAAACCCGTCTTTCACATTAGCACAACATGAAAAATCGCTGGATAGCGGCGCTACCTGGACAAGCACAACAAATCCGATTACATCACTTACCGGTACAAGGGCCATTGGCTCAGTACAGGTAAGGGTAAAAGCAATCGGATTTAACCCTGCTTCACCAGTTCTTAGCAACGCTACTGCATACTCATAATATATGGATTACATACTGATCAACGATTTAGGAGGCAAGGCCAGGGGCCTAAAATTCAATCAATATACCTACATAAAGTTTTATGAAAAGGTATCTCCGGACGACTATATAGCCACGTTTCATTACGCCGCTGTATTTGCTGCCCTCAAGTCAAATGCTTATGTAAAGGGCGAAGAATTTACCGATACATGGGAAGATGTGTGCAACATGGTTGACGCAATGAGTGCAGAGGATAAGGCTTTGGTTGCTGATGTGTTTAACAATACGGCTTATTTTAAAAAGGCTGTTGAGGACGGGGAAAAGATCATCGAGGAAGAAAAAAAAAGTCAGTCGCTGAGTACTACGACGAATGCCTAAAGTTTGCCCTTGGTCAGTTAGGTTGGTCAGTTCGTGAATATTATACCTGCACGCCTTACGAGTTCCATTGCGCCGTTGAAGGATACGCAAACAGGGTAAAAGAACAGGCGCAGATACACAGGTTTGCAGCGTACAGGATACATCAGAGTTTGGTAAGCAAACCGTTGACCATTGAACAGTTTTGGCCGCTTGTAGGCGATAAGAAGCAAGTAAAAGACAGGGTTGTATGGGACAATGAAACGAGGGATAGAATTTTAAAATCACACGGGATCGATCCGCAAAAATATCCACTGCCTAAATGAGCCAGGACGCAAGCATAAAGATTAAAATTGAGACCGACCAATCAAATCTCGAAAGCGGCTATCGTAAAGCAGAGGCGTCAACTAATCAGTTTGTAAATAAGACAAACAAATCCCTTTCTAATTTAAAGACCGGCAGTAATGAAGCGGGCCAGGCACTTACAAACTTAGGCAGGGTTGCACAAGATGCGCCATACGGGCTTATAGGTATCGCCAATAACTTAAACCCATTACTTGAATCATTCCAGCGATTAAAGACCACCACAGGTACTGCCGGAGGTGCATTAAAAGCCCTTGCCGGTAGTTTAGTTGGTGGCGGCGGATTAGGTATTGCTTTATCATTAATAACTGCCGCTGTCAGCTTTGCAAGTGTCGGTTTTGGATCGTGGACACGGGGCCTTAAAGGTAGTCAGGCCGCACTTGATGAAAATGCGAAGTCAGCAAAAGAGGCCGCCGATGCTTATAAAGGTATTGTTTCATCGGTAGCCGAAGAAAGCGGTAAAATTCAAATATTAGTTGAGCAGCTAAAGAATGAAAATATTACCCGTGCCCAACGGGCAGAGGCTATTAAACAATTGCAGCAACTTTCGCCTGCATATTTTTCTACCCTCAATAAAGAAAAATCAACCATTGAGGACGTTACCCAGGCATATAATCTATATAATAATTCATTAATCAGGAATATTAACGCAAGGGCTCGTGAAAATGCGTTAATTGATATCACTGAAAAGATTATTAAACTGCAAAATCAGGGCGGCCTATTAGCCCGTGATCAGGTACTTGTCGATGGTAAATTGGTTAAGGTAAACAATGCCCGCCTTGATACAATGGACAATATAAATGCCAGCGCAAATAACTACAAGGAGTTTATGCGTGGGTCTTTATTTCTTACCAAACAAGAGCAGCAAGAGTTAGATAAATTACTAATAACACAAAAGGAATTAGTAAAACTTATCGCAAATGGCAAGGGCTTAGAAAGCCTTAATACTCCACCGAGCGCCGGGCTTAAAAAGGCTGTTAAACAGCAGGTTGATGAACTTGATATTATTGTAAAGAAAGTGCAGGCGCTGCCCGATGAAATAAAGAACGGCCCGCAAAACATCGTGCCATTAAACATTGAGTTCAAATTACCTGATGGCAAATTGCCGAAGATGCTTGCCGATGTTTCCGATCAGATAAACGCATTTATGGTTGAGATGGCGCAAACGTTGGCCGTTGGGTTTGGCGAGTTATTAGGCGGCGCATTGGCCAACACTGGCAGTATTGGCGATTTCTTTAATGGAATATTCGCATCGCTTGGCGCCGGGTTAAAACAGCTTGGTACATACTTTATAAAAACGGCTATCCAAATAAAGGCAATCAAAAGTTTTCTATTAAAAAACCCGGCTTTGGCTATTGCCGGAGGTATTGCCCTTATCGCCATCGGTTCACTTATTCAATCCAAATCAACACCTGGATTTGCAAACGGCGTTGAAAATTTCCGCGGTGGTTATGCAACGGTAGGGGAAAGAGGGCCGGAGCGTGTATTTCTTCCATCAGGATCATCAGTTATACCAAATGAAAGTTTAAGCGGTATCAATGGCGGTAGTTCGGTGCAAGTTACCGGTACTATCCGGGCAAACGGCAAAGACTTAGTTGTATTAATCGATAATTCACGTCAATCACTTAATCGTCAGGTTTGAGTTACGGATCAATATACGAATCAATATTTGAAAGCAGGTCAGGTGAGATTTATATCATTGACATTCAAAAACTGGGCTATTCAGGCTCGGTTACTGATATCGTATGCGCTACAGCAAGGCCGTGCGTTCACCGTCATCAGCAGGACGATCCAAAGGCGCCGGTTAGCGGGGCAACGGTTGAGTTTAGTTTTCTGAATGAAAACGGAGCTTTACCATTAAGTACATTTTATTCAGTCATCGACAACGAATACAGGGTTGTTTTGTCATGGCGTGGGCAGCCTTTATTTATAGGCTTCTTTGTGCAGGATGATTGTGAGGAAGAATTGATCGATGGTACGCACGAAATAAAAATAACGGCTACCGATAACCTTGGATTACTCAAAGACGTTCCGCTAAACAACGCAGCTGATTTATTCGGCACGCGTACAGATTACACCGCAGTAATGGACGCGGGCGGCACAACTATCAATATAACTGCAACCATTCCCGTTAATAACGGCGATTTGATACAGATTGAGGACGGTACTGTAATTGACGGCACATACAAAGTACTTTCATTTTATTATTTAGGGCCGGTTACAACACTTACACTTGAAACACCTGTACCGTATTTATTAACCAGCACGTCCGTAGATTTTACGGTCATCCGCCCGGTTGATTTAACGGAGCGCATCAGCCTGGCTAAAATTATACGGCTTTGTTTATTATCTACCGGCCTTGAATTAATCACGTTTGCATATACAAACATTGTTCCTTCAAACGCTCAAACAGACCGCTTTTTAGAACAAACCTTAATTAGCGGTGAAACGTTCCTGAGCGGCACAAAATACGATGATTGTTATACAGTACTTGAAAAAATAATGCGCCGGTTCAATGCGTGTTTATTTCAATCGTTTGGAGTGTGGAATATTCAACGCTGGAGCGAAATGAGACATTATAACCGCGCAACTGTTCAATGGAAGTTTGACATTGACATGGATTATGTAAGTGCCAATTATTTTGACGGCACATTTACATACGGCAATGGCGATGACATACAAACTGGCATCACAGCATCAATACTCAGGCCGTATAAATTCGTAAAAGATACTTTCAATTATAAGCAGCCGGAAAACTTACTGAAGAATTATAACCTGCAAATTTTAGGAGAAAGGATAACATCGTACACGGTAGGGGCCGAAACTTACACGGAATATAAAATGCCGTTCTGGAATGACGGGCCATTTGCGCCGATTCCAGACAGGTATATCCGCGTGATCACTGATGCGCTGGGCAATGAAATTACAAGGTACGCAGTGCTTACAGGCGCAACCGGCGATAGTCCGCGTTCGGCAGAATCATCGCCAATAGAAATAGTTGAGGGCGATACATTCAGACTTTCTTTTTCATTCAGAACAGACGTATCGCAAGCCGGTGCAGTAAACGCTGTTTTTTCCGTTCGTCTTTTCAACGGCGCAATAACAAAATATTTAGGCGATGCAGGAGAGTGGAAAAACGTATCAGGCTATACCTATACTGTCGTTTCAGGAGATAATACAAACACATGGCACACGGTAGAAATAACCGCTAAGGCGGCGCCAATCAGTGGTCTATTATATATATACCTTGGCGAAGAAACAGCAAGCTCATCTGATCAGACTTGGTATAAGGACATCCAATTTGAATACAAGCCAACGGTAAACGATTCAACTATAATTATTGGCCATACTCACACTGATTCGCAAATACCAAAAATAAGCAACCGTTACGATGAGGAAATACATTTAGATGATAGCCCACGCAATAGCATACAGGGCACGCTATTCCTTGTTTCATTCCTTGATAATATCAGAGCACGTACAACCATTTGGGATAAACGTCTTGGCAGCGGCGAAGAATTAAGGCTTGGCCAACTGATCAAAATGGAGCGGTTATTCTGGAGGCGCAGGCCACGTACAAAACTAAACGGAACGTTTGAAGGGCTGGTTAAAAACGGCAAGCATATTCAAAAGAATATCTGCCTGAGATACAACAGCGAGCCGGGCAAAAACTTTGTGCTTGGCACAATGGCTATCGATTATAAAAACGACGAATTTTCGTGTACGGCATACGAGGAATATGAAGATGGAGAGGCGGACAGCAGCCTGGTTGACTATTATAAATTTCAATACCTATACCAAAATAAATGAGTTTAGTAAAAGGCGATAATGTACTTGTTTATTTCTATGACGGCGGGTTGTGGAAGCTATACGCATGCGGCACAACGTGTACGCTTAACGTGTCAACTGAGTTTATTGAAACAAGCATTTTAGGATCAGGCAAAAACAGAACATATGTGCCAACGTTTAACAGCTTCACCGGATCAATATCTGGCCTTGTTCACCTGAATATTGTAAACACATTAGCACTACCTGACCTGCGTGCAAAGCAACTTAATCATGAGAAATTATTAATGCGTTTCCAGCGCACCGCAAATGATACCACCGTGTACACAGATGAATGTTACGTGTATATAGCAAATAGTTCAGACGATGCGCCAACGGGCGGTGTAAATACATTCACCGTTGAATTAAGGGGCACGGGCGCCATCACACAAATATTCACGCCTACGGCAGTAAATCCAAATTCAAAAGTGAAAAGAACAGCTACATGGATAAGTACAGGCGGCGAGACGTCGCACGTATTCAGCGAATTAATCGGCAAAGATGTGTTGGAGGTATCGATAGATGCCCGTGATGCAACTAAAATTATTACCACAGGGACGCCTGTTGAAAACGAAGTAAAGTTTACCGTGGCATCGGGTACAATTACTTTCCCTTATGCCCTTAATGCAGATATCAGTGTTTATGCAATTTATCAAGATATATAAAATGAAAAAACTA